TGTCAATATATAATCAATAAAACCTTCTTGATTCGCATCTATAGCACTAACAGCTTCTTGAGCAGAAGACACATCCAATCTCCACTTTTTACCAAAGCGCTTACCTAGCTTTCCGTGAAGATATACCGTTCTCATTTTACCTTAAACCTTGTATATCTATACACCTACATTTTCGTATAAGTAAAAGTCATCATCTCTTATGCTATATATGATAAAAGGAATACACAATTGTTCACAACATTTTTTGTCGTAAGGAGATGGATCGCAACTTCCAATACAATGAGAATGAAATATGTACATCACATCATAATCAACCAAGACCCTCGGGTTTAATATAAAGCTTGTTTGTTTTTTATCGCTCAGGTTTTTGCACTCAAGGGCATGGAGTGCGCCCGCGCATTCATAAACTATTCCGCAGACTTCTTGATTCGTTTTTTGTTTAGATATTTCGCGTATTTGATCAAGAATGCTTTGAGAAAGTTTACTCGATATTATACTTTTCTGTTCCTGGAAACCCGCCAAATCGCAAGCCTTCATATGTAGAATCTTTTTTATTAAAGTCGGCAAGTTCTTGAGACTCAAATCTTTTCTTGCATGCTGTTAAAGTTTTTTGACATTCATCCCTCAACCAATAATCTCTATCAATAAAAGGATGATGTTGTTCGGGTCTTGAGTGAGTTTGCGAGCAAATGAATACGCTGATTGTTTTTTGATATGGATTTTTTGTGTTTAATGGCGAAACTTTTACAATATCTCCGAGCTGATAACCACCTTCCTTCAACTTGGTCCACTCAGGAACATCATCAGAGTCCGCATATAAAGAAGCATCAGCAACACCTCCTGAACCATTATATCCAAAACCTTCAGTAAGAGATCTGCCGTCAATCGTCTCAATTGGTAAACCTTTGTAGCCACACCCAATGTCGCACCTATATGTCCAGTTACAGTAATCAGAAAGAACAATTCGTGCCGGAACAAAAGCTTCATCAAGTTCAAGTACAGAAACAAGCTCCAACTCAATCATTGTCTTATCTTCAGATGTTTTTCTGTTCACAAAAAATACATCATCATTAAACTGCGAATCTGGATCCGACTCGCCAAATGGATTTACCCCATTTTGGAAATTTTCTGCATCAAGAAATCTTGCAAATGTACGCTTTCTGGTTACCTTGCAATTAACAAAATCTTCATTTGAATAAAATATTTTAGAAAACAGCCCTTCCGGATTGGCTATTTGCATTTTTGGCCTAGGTAGCGTTCCATCCGACTTTGCTTCAAATCCATCAATTTTAATGGGTAATGGTTGATAAGAATATCCCTGCCAAACAATTGGGTTTGAGCCATTTATCATTGGGCAGAATCTATACACAGGTTCAGCTCCTATATTGACTCCGTATAAATCTTTTAATTCGTCAAAATTAGCTTGAAGATTACTAAAATCTAGTTCATACAAATCTATTAGCGCATCAGGCGTTAATGTAAACAATTGTTTATTTAAATTTGATTGTGGTTTTGGCATAGTTAAGAACTTATATATATATTAACCAAAGACTCAACAATTCTATATACAGAAGAATTAGAAATCGCAAGAAGAGATCCGTATCCCTGGTCATACGGTATAGAAGATGCATAAAATTCCGCATCAATTTCGTCCACAAAAACTATATCATCCAAAGATCCCGATTCTTGATTCACAGAGCTTACCCCGACAAAACGATCTTTATTTTCTCCTTCAAACACAACATACCAATATGCAGTTTTTCCTGCTGGAATTTTATTTGTTTTATTGTTTTCAATAAATTGCTCAACCAAAAACTTTGGATGATATGCAAAATAATCAGGCATACCCAATTGAGATCTTGCCATCGAAGTTATAACACCCCTATTGTTTTGAAAAAATTTATTTGCCACACCATTATATGTATCTGTCAAATATCTATCTCCATCTGGTCTTACAACGGTAAATATTTCTCCTCCGGCCAATCCTTCTGTATAAGATTTTGACATCCTCACAGTTTTATTCGCCAAGTCAAACGGCAAAGACGTATCAGGCGGCAAGGTGAAAATAAAATCATCAGCAATCAAATCGTCTTCTATGATCATTGATATATCAGCATTGCCATTTTGAGTCAATATCGAAAACTCAACATTATCATTGTAAAAAACCATTGCGTCAACATCAATAGTTTCATCTCCACCATTTTTTGCATACATTCTTTTCTTAACACGGTCATCAATTTTTATTTCTTCTCCAACTCCCTGGATTGAAAATTGAACAGGGGACTCGCAAAGCAATTCGCCAGCAATAGGCATAATCGGAGTGATTATATTATCCACTTGACTTGCAGACATCTCAATTGGATACTGTTCGAATCTCGCGCTTATACTATGATTGTTTTTATAGTTGTAAGTGTGCGTCCATTCTTGGCACACGAAATTCTTCAATCGTTCGTACGGAGCAGGTGGATTAAATTGAAAAGGAATTGCCCCATAATGTTGTTCAAGAAAATGAAGTATTGCGCGAGCTTCTGCATCATCACGGTTATTAAAATTCAATTCTAAAGTCAACAAGCTTTCATTTATTCCATCTCGATATATTTGACTATATCCTGCGCCCATCCCAATTTCATTTAATCGAGGCTTTTGAGAAACATTTAAAGTTAAAGACGGCTTCCAGAAAAACTTTCTAGACCAACAATCAGTATTTATATCAAGATGATATCCATAATTCCTATTCCACTCTGCTTGCGTTGCGGTTGGATTTTTTCCTGCATATGATTGATCGCCATACCAATAATAAAACTTTTTATTTTCTACATTATAAACAATATCATTTTTTTCATAATATTCGCTATCAGAATATTCATCTATATCAGCAACAAAAAGACCATCTAATTTTTTGAGTATTGAAGTATCTAAATTTCTAAGTTTTACAGATATATCATTATCATTTTCAAAGTTTAAATTGTGAGTCCAATCACTACAATAAAATGTTTTGCTTTGAACTTCTGTATTGTCGTATGGATGAAATGTTGAATCGCCATCCCACTGAAACCCTGAAATTCCCTGACTGTATTTTAAATTAGGAGAAGGAATATCTTGCTCATGTTGACCTTGATGATTTTCAAGAAAATGAACAATTGCATTTGCTTCTCTATTGGTTCGATTTTTGAATTTCAAATCAACCTCTATATTCAAGCTATTGATATTTTTGGGTTGCAAGATATAGTAACCATTACCATATTCATATTTATAATTGTTTGCGCGAAAATTAACCGTACTACCATAATCAGCATCAAAGAAAAACTCATCGTGTGTCCATACATTTGTATTATCAGATGGCTCTGCATTAATCGCGGTGATCGTCAATTCATTTGGTCCCGCGGGTTCAAGATTTTTAAATGATCCTTCGACAGGTAAAATATTTATAACCGATCCATTTAAATCAGGATTACCATTCAGTGATGATACGTCACTCTTAACATCAATAACTTTATATATACCGTCGTTATTTCCAGTTGATCCATCAATATTCAATAAATGCCCAACCTTTATTTCTGCGCCAGGAGCATCAAGCAAATTAAATGTATCCAAAATGTAATGACTCTGACCGTCACTAGTCATTGGTCCATCAGGAATCAAAGACAATCGATTATTATCTTGTATAAAAATTCCCGCACCATCAACAGCATCTTGTCTCGCATAATAAAACAAACCATCGCCTGTATAATATACAAAATCAAACTTTTTATAATCAACTCCTGCTTGATAATCGCCGGAATAATTTGACACATGCGTCAAATACTCAGACTTGAATAAATTACCTATAGACATTACTTCACAATTTCTTTTATGGTTATATTGCCTTTTGCATATTGACCTTCAGATATGTTCATCGATTGACTTTGTATTTTACCGCTTGCAGAAAATCGCGCAATTCTTTCTCCCTGTAGAGACAACAAGAATGCATCTATTTTTGAATCGCTCAGACCAAACGGACTAGTAGATTTTTGTTGATCGCCGTAGACATTCAAGCGTTCAACCATTTCATTTGATTCGATAGTCATTTCTTTCTCGATACTACCAACAGATACCCGCACAGGCACTGTTCCATCTGCTCGAGTGTTTATTGATGTATGCTCATTTGCTCGGATATGACTATGAACTTTTCTATCCACAACTATATTATACTTTAAACTTGCAATCTCAAAATCATCCTGGCCACCGGCGCTCGCAGAAATTCCGCCAAACGACTTTAATGAATGCGCGAAATCAATTTCGCTTTTACTAAACCTTCTATCAATCTCTCTTTCAACACTACCATATATATCATAACTTGCATTAGCACGAACAATTTGAAAAGGACTCATATCAAAACTAAAAGACTTAAGATACATGTTGTCAAATTTATATCGACCAACTAAATTATCATTTATGGGTTGCTCGCTCATACCTTCTGCAATTTCAAACAATCTGCTTATTGTATTTGGATTACCGCCCTCGGTAAACTGTTCGGCAGATATAAAAAATGATACTTCCAACTGACCGCGCAATCCTTGAGTCGGCGCGAATTTAACAAATTCAGTTTTTGCGCCCAATATATTTTGATCAAAATCACCATACACTCGCTCAACTTCTAAATTTGGAGCGATCGATAAACTTGCGCTATTCGCAAACAACTCTTTGCCGCCAATAGATATTTTACCATCTTCGAATCTCAATAATGGATTGCTCATCAATTGTGCAGTGTTTCGTATCCTTTGTATGTTAAGGATATGCTCATTTCTTCTTCTGTGCT